ACAGGCGGTGGCGGTGGCGGAGGTGGTAATCCATCTCCATCAGGACCATCATTAGGTGGCGTAGGTGGATCTGGTATAGTAATAATAAGGTATAAATTTCAATAATTATGACAAGTACAATTAAAGTAAACAACATACAAAACCAATGTGGTCAAAACATCATTAACGAGAATAGTAATACAATTACTATTGGCGCTAGTGGCGATACGATTGCTTTAGCATCAGGTGCATCACAGACAGGTTTTGGTAGAACAGGAACTGTAGACTGGCAAACAGGAGATATTAAAACAGCAACATTTACAGCAGAATCAGGTAAAGGATATTTTTGTAATACAACAGGTGGTGCTTTTGAAGTTGATTTACCAGCAGGAAGTGCAGGAGCAATAGTTTCAGTACAAGATTATGCAAACACTTTTTCATCAAACGCTTTAACAATTGATCCAAATGGTTCAGAAAAAATTAATGGAGGAATTGCAGGTGGCACAGTTAGTTTAAGCACGGCAGGAGAAGGTTTAACTTTAGTTTATATAGATGCAACAATTGGATGGAGATCAGTGCAAGATAATGAATTTTCTGATGCAGCAAGTAATTTTATTTCAGCAACAGGTGGTACAATAACTAATACACCAACTTGTAGAATTCATACATTTACAGGACCTGGAACTTTTACAGTTTCTGCAGTAGCTGTATGTGCTGCTGATAATGCAGTTTCATATTTAGTAGTAGCAGGTGGTGGTGCCGGAGGTGGTGCATATGCAGGCGGCGGCGGTGGTGCAGGTGGATTTAGAGAACTTAAAACTCCTGTTGCTCCTTATACAGCTAGTCCTTTAGATGGTTATCCAAGTGCTCCTAATAGAATTGTAGTTTCAGCACAAAATTACCCAATAACAGTTGGTGGTGGAGGAACAGGAATACCTGGTGGTTGTACTTCTAACAGAGGTGGAAATGGTAGTGTATCAACTTTTACAACAATAACATCAGCTGGTGGTGGCGGTGGTGGTGGCGGTGGTAATGCAACTCGACCAATAAATCCAGGTGTTGCTGGTGGTTCAGGTGGCGGTGGTATGGGTAATTGTGGAACGTCTGCTGGAAGTGGCGGTGCAGGAAATACACCTCCTGTTACTCCTCCTCAAGGACAAAATGGTGGAGGTTCTTCAACAAGTGGTCCAACTTATGGTGGAGGCGGCGGCGGTGGTGCTGGTGAAGTAGGAGAAACTGGAACTAATACTAAATATGGAAGAGGAGGAGCCGGTGTTTCAACACAAATTACAGGTTCAGCATTATCATACGCAGGTGGCGGTGGTAATGGAACACTATCTCCTTATCCAGCTCCAGACGGTGGAGGAGGTGCAAGTCCTTGTGGTACAGGTGGAGCAGGTGGTGGTAGTGGAAGTCCAGCTGCAACAGGTGGTGCTGGAGAAGATGGAACTACTAATCGTGGTGGTGGAGGAGGAGGTGGATCAACGCAACCACCTGCTGGTGTTAATTCAGGAAATGGCGGTTCTGGTGTAGTAATAATAAGATATAAAATTGCGTAGGTAAAAATTATGAGTGAAATAAAAGTAAATAAAATTAGTCCAAGAACAAATTGTGGTACAGTCACATTAGGAGATAGTGGAGACACTATAACAATTCCTGCAGGTGCAACAATTACAAACAACGGTACGGCGGCAGGGTTCGGTGCTACAGGTGCAGCTTCTTGGGATACAACAGTTAAAACATCAGGATTCACAGCAGTAAGTGGTGTAGGGTATTTTGTAAATACAACAGCTGGTGCAGTATCAGTTAACTTACCAGCGGGAACTCCAGGAGCCGTTGTTGGATTTAAAGATTATGCAAATACTTTTGATACAAATAATGTAACATTAGTTCAAAACGGTTCAGATAAAATTGGTGGTTCAACAGACAATTCAATTTTATCAACGGAAGGATTAGCAGTTACATTAGTTTTTATAGATTCAACACAAGGTTGGTTAGTAACAGATAATGGTACTCAAGATACAGCACCAACACCAGCATTTATAACAGCAACAGGTGGAACAATAACTTGTTGTGGTGATTACAAAATTCATACATTTACAGGACCTGGTACTTTTACTGTGTGTTCGGTCGGTAATCCTTCGGGTTCAACAACAGTAGATTATATGGTAGTAGCTGGTGGTGGAGCTGGTGGATCACATACTGGCGCTGGAGGTGGAGCTGGTGGTTTTAGAGAATCATCAGGTGCTGCATCAGGATGTTATTCAGCTAGTCCTTTAGGTGCTTGTGTTTCTGCTTTACCAGTGACAGCTCAAGGTTATCCAATTACAGTTGGATCAGGAGGAAGTTCTACTACAAATGCAAAAGGAGCGGAGGGCTCAAATTCAATTTTTAGTACAATAACATCTGTTGGTGGTGGTGGAGGAGGAGGTAGTTTTCCTTCTACTCAATCTGCTGGTAATGGAGGATCAGGTGGTGGTGGTGGTGGTCAAGGAGGATTTACAGGGGGAATAGGAAACACACCTCCAGTTAGTCCACCTCAAGGTAATACTGGTGGTAATTCAGTTCCAAATTTTGCTACTGGTGGCGGTGGAGGTGCAGGTGTTGTGGGAACAAATGGTGCATCTGGTGGTGGTCCAGGAGGAAATGGTGTAACAACTTCAATTTCAGCATCACCAACATCTTATGGTGGTGGAGGAGGTGGAAGTGATGATAATTTTCCTAGTGGAACAGGTGGAACAGGAGGAGGTGGTGCAGGAGCTGTAACACCAGGAGCTGCTACTTCAGGAACTGCAAATACAGGAGGTGGTGGAGGTGGTAATCACGCTGGACCACCAGCAACAGGCGGTAATGGCGGTTCAGGAATAGTAGTAATAAGATACAAATTTCAATAGTTGATTTAAAATAAAAAATATAATATAAGGAGAAACATTATGGCACATTTTGCAAAACTAGGATCAAACGGAAAAGTTATTCAAGTACTAACTTTGAATAATTCTGATATGCTTAACGCTGATGGCGTTGAAGACGAAGCAGTAGGTCAACAATATTTAGAAACACATAACAATTGGCCTGCACAAATGTGGATTCAAACTTCATACAATACATCAGGTGGCGTTCACAGAAATGGTGGAACACCTTTTAGAGGAAACTACGCAGGTATAGGTTATACTTGGGATGAAGATGATCAAATCTTCTGGCCTAAAAAACCATATGCATCTTGGGTAAAACATAATGATTCAGCTTCTTGGAAATCACCAATCGGTGATGCTCCAGCATTAACAGAAGAACAAACTTCACAAAATACAGCAGCTACTCATAGCTGGTCTTATGTTTGGAATGAAACTGCTTATCAAGCAGACAACACAACTGGTTGGGACTTGACAGACGCTTTAGCATAAATTATATATGGTGGTGGTATGCAAAAGAAAGTATTAACAGAACAAGCATTATATTTTGGTGATGTAGAGATGCCCAAGTATTGGGACATCGACCGAAATAAATTAACTGGCGACATTTTACAATCAACTTATTCAAACAAAGATTTTCCATTCTCAAGAACTTGGGATATGTTGAATACATATATGCGAGACTTTATCGGTCTTGAATATGGAATTAATCTAGTTAACAAATCAACGTGGGGAAATATCTATAAACCTAATGAGACAACAATTCCTTTATTGAATATTGATCCAGTGGATCTACGTAACTCTCCAGACTTTACATTATTATATGGTGTAAAAGTTAAAGATTGTTTTGTTAGAATACACTATGAAGATAACAGACGTAAAGGAAGAAGTTGGGATATAAAACTAGAAAATAATATGTTCATTATGTTTCCATCAACTAATATGTATTATCTAACTAACACACAAAAAGATTCATTAAACTTTGTGCAAACAATAACTTATGAATATATCTAATTATTACTGGCATTTCCCTAAAGCTTTAACACCCAAGTTTTGTGATGATGTAATAGCTTATGCTAATCAACAAGAAGAAGTAATGGCTAGAACTGGTGGTTATGGTGATAAAGAATTAAATAAACAAGAAGTTAAAGATTTAAAAAGAAAAAGAAACTCTGATTTAGTGTGGCTTAACGATACTTGGATATATAAAGAATTACACCCATACGTTCACATGGCTAATAAAAATGCAGGTTGGAACTTTGAATGGGATAGATCTGAATCGTGTCAGTTTACAAAATATAAACACAACCAATATTATGATTGGCATTGTGATGGTTGGGATAAACCT